TAAGTTGTTGTAGTTGTATCTGCCATTTTATTATCCTATATTAATATGTACCTTTCCACACTCGTAGTTTATCAAATTCACCACTGAGTATTTTCTTTTTTACGACCTCTTGTCGTGCATGGGTATCACTCCATTTGATTCCTGCTTCTTTGCACCATTCCTGGATTAAGAACATGGGTATTGTACCAACCAGTTTGCTTTCGCCTATACCATCCAGCTTCAAACTTCTTAGTTGTTGAGCTCGATCTAGGGTAGGGGCAACATCATAAGTATTCTCAACAATAATCTTTTGTCTAGATTCATCGAAATGGACTTTTTCACCTATTTTCATTTTATCCTTTTAAAACCCTTTCCTTTATTATACCATAAGAAAAAAGATTATTGTTGAGAATACCAGTTAATGATCCCTGCCGAAACAGGGATCAAAATCAACTTTGTATTAGATCCTATTAAGAAGTAGTACAGTCAACAACTGCGCCTGAAGCTTTCTCATTTTTAGAGATAAGCGTAAGCTCAGTTAACACTTGACGTTTAGTTGAGTCACCAGTTTTAGCTAGCTCTGTGTTCTTAGTCGCACGTAATACGCCGCAAGACCACATATCATTTTGCATAATCCAAACATCTCTTGAACGATTCTCACGAGATGGAACGAATTCTACCGTGCCCCAAGGTGTAACGTATACGTCTAAAGACTTAACAACTTTCTCGTCGCCTGCTTGTACAGTTGAACGTTGGTTGTTGTTACCTGTGAAGTCTAAAGCCTTATTCATCTGGAAAGATGATAAGTACACAGTGTCAGGACGTCCGCCTTCAGCCCAGATCTCTTGCATAGTGGTATCGAAATCAGCCTGTGTAAACACAGTTGCTGTTCCATCTGTACGAGCCGTTGCACCTGGGATTGAACCTGCAGGGTTAGCACCTGAAGTACCAACATTATTCACGTTGGTAGTCATGTACGCACCTACACCTGCTAACTCACGAGCTGCAGTAGCTGAACCTGCCACACGAGCATTGTTATCAAACAAAGCTTTTTCAATATCAAGCTTTTGCTCTTTAGCAATCTTAAGCGTTTGGTAGGCCATTTCTGCAGAACGACCAGCTTTATCTAAGCTGCTATCTGTGTCAGGAATAGTCACTGCGTTTTTAAAGATCTGAGTATAGTTACCCAGACGAGTTGTTGCTGTACGTGCTTCTGCAACTGTGTCGTCACCTTCAATGTGAGCGTTTGCTGCTGATGAACGTAATGCATCTGTTTGCCACTCGTGTAAAGTGTTAGATGCGCTTACTTTTTTACAAGCCGAATAGAACGGGGTATCTTCAGGTGAAATGTCGTAGATTACGTTTTCCAAGTCCTCACGGATACCAACCGCGTCATAGCTATCATATGTATTTGTTGGTTGTGCCATTATAGTACTCCTATTTTAAGCATTTAAAATTAAACCCAGTGCATCATCGATGCTACCTGAGCCTCTAAGTTTCGCCTTTTGGCGTTCACGAACTTTGCCAGCATTAGGTTTATTAGTTCTTTTAGCTCCTGCCTTAATCACCTTTTTAGCCTTCTTGGTCTTTTTCACTGCTTTGGATTTGCCTGCTATAATTTCTTGATACTTCATAGCATCATGCAAAACCTTAAGAGCTCTATGATCCATTACCTGCCCAATCTCTTCGGCACTATAACCATAGTTCTTACTTCCAATTTCTACCAGTCTACCTTTGATTTCTCTTGCCTTCTCAGCGTCAGAGAACTCAGGGATAACTCTCTGAAGTTCTTGCATCTCACGTTTCAAATATGTTTGCTTTGCATGTTGTTCAGCTTGTGTATTCTGCTGACTAACTTGCTGATAAGCTGCTATATCTTTATCGTAATTCTCCTTAGCCTCGTCGTATTTCATCTTTTGATCCATGTAACCTAGTGGATCATTTTCAAACATGTCACGTGACGGTGCTTGGGGAGCTGCTCCTACTCCTCCTGATTGTAATTGTTCAAACAGTTTTTGTACCTGCTGACGTTCATTAAGTAATGCTTCATAAACACCCTCAGCTTCTTTACGCTGTTGTGCTGCTTCTTGCATTCCTTTTTGGACATATTGCTGCCCGCTATAGCCTTGCTTTAGGTCATCTAAGGTTACTTGTACTTCCTGTCCATCTATCTTGACAGAATAGCCTTCAAGCTCTTCCTGACCGGCGTCTTCTATTGCTTCTTCTTTGTCCTCTTCAACGTCGGAATATTCCTCTTCAGAATACTCCTCTTCAGAATCATCCAATTCTTCTGCTTCGGACTCAGCAGATTCTTCCACTTCATCAGTGATTTCCTCTGTTGCCTGAGCTTCTTCCTCTACAACTTCTTCGATTTCTTCTGTTGGAGCTATTATGCTCCCTACTGCATCATCTAAAGTGATGCCATTAGTTTCAGTCGTTTCCACGGTGCTGTTCTCCTAATTATTTATTATTTCGACGATCCCGGATTATCTCATCATCTATTACTGAGTCAAAGTATTCCTGAATCTTCCCTATTGCTCTGACAATGTCATGTGCATCATCCCTTTCCTCTGTCGAGGATTCAGGGGTTAGAAACACATTCACTTGCCGTTCTATGACTTCTGACAAAACATCTTCCAATGTTTCATCCTTCATCAATCTCTTTATACTAGCTGCACTAGCCATTAATATCTACCACTTGTAACTGCCTGTGTTGGCGTGGATTGTTCGTATCTTGGCTTATCTTGCATCCGTTTAATTTCTTCAACATCTATTTTTTGTCCCCATTGCCCCAGTATCTCTGCAGCTTTAACGAGTAATTCTTGATCCATTTTATCACGCTCTCGATCATCTAAAGCAATAGCCTTCTGAGCATCGATATTCAGTTTCATACTATCTGTCTGAATCTTAGCCTGTGCTTTAATAGTCTCTGCTTCAACTGCGGCTTTAGCTAATTCCTGTTCAGGAGATAACTGTTGAGATGCAGCTTGTTGTGCTTGTTGTACTAGTTGTTGTTCTTGTTCTGGTGTCATAGGATTAAAGTATCTATCTACGTTTCTAATACCTGCTAAACCTAGCATATCACCCAGTGTGTTACGTATCCCAGTCATAGTAACTAAACCATTGGATGGACCGTAGTTTTGCCAGATCTGCATTTGCATTTGCAAAGCTTGATTCAATGCCATCTGTCTTTGCTCTTCTTGACCTGTACCTAAACCAACGTTAACACTAACATCCATAGCTGCATTCCACGAACGAGGATCCATAGGCACGTATTGTCCGTTTAAGCGCATTAAAGTCTCTTCACAAGAGTTTTCTACGAGTAATTGTAGGATAAGCTTAAACAAACGTTTCATGCCTCCCTCAGCTAAGTTACGAGCAATAACCTCAATCTGTCCTGCGCCTCGTTGACTGGTGATTTGAGCTGCAGTTGCGGTAGTATTTTGTAAAGCATCTGGATCTAATCCCATAGAAGCTCTAGTAATACCCGTCTTATTTTCTACTTCCTGCAATAAACGGTACAGCGTTAACGGTGATAGCACCTGGCGACTTAATACGTCTGATCGAACCAATCTCGTTGTTTAATACATCATCGATATTGGCCTGTCCTTCAATAACATCTACTGAAGGATTGTTTGTTAATGCAATGTTATCTAATAAGCCTCGGATCATTGCTGTAGAAGCATCCTGGTCGTTCATAATTAGATCAGCAATAGATCGTCCAAAGAATGTATGTGGTTCAGGATCAATCTCGAAAACGGAGAAAGGTATTTCACCCCAAGGCTCATAATCTAAAACATCATAATTAGATCCACCGAGAATAAAGCGATGCATGATTGCCTCGCCAGTACCATAAATATCGATTCTCATATAAGCTTCAGTTACTGCAACTAAACGCATGGAAGGATCTGTTATATCTTCATTGGCGTCTTCCGAGTAATTTGTACGTTCATATTTCTCTGCATCTGTAAAGCTATCCTCATGGGATAAGCCTGAGAGATCTGTAACTTCGTCAAAGTCATAACCCATTGCAACTAAGTCAGAAACTCGCATTTCAGTTCTATGTGCTACAATGTAAGCATCTTCAACGCTCTTAGCACTTCGATCAACAAAGAATTCTTCAGGAGGAACAGACTCAATAACTAGTTTACCTGTCTTTTTAGTTCGACTTACCTTTAAAGAATAATAGACTACGTCTTCTATTTCGCCCATCTCGTTTGTCTTAGGATGAGTCTCTACTTCTTTCTCAATAACTGTGATGGATGGATCGTTAACTAGTAACGTCATTTCTTCTTCAGTTAGATTTGAATATTCAAAAATCTCTGCTTCGGAAGAATCTTCCCAATAGGTTTTAAGTATGCCAGTCTTCTTAACTAAGGCATCATGGATAACTTCATTAAGTAATTTATAACCACTTTGTTTTTGGAATTCATAATGAGCAAATTTAGTAGCCTGATCTGCCATTGCTACTTGTTCTTGTCCCATAGGTATATATTCTACAGGATTTTCTGAAGATAAGAATACACGCATCAGACTTGGTTTAATAGCTCGGACTGTATCTCGAACCTTTGTAGATACAATAGTTGAACGTCCTTCTTCTTCACCAATATCTACTTCACCTTCGAAGTATCTCTGTGACTTAATCCTATCTTCTGAAATTTCACTTTCTACGAAATCAACGGCATCTTTTACTGCATCGCTAACAATACCATGTATATCGTCTTCAGTCATTTCTTTAAGTTCTTCTGCCATAT